CGAACCTCCATATCGTCTGTATAAAGATTATCAAAAATAAGTTGTTTACCACCAGGCATTTGAGATAATTGATATAATTCATCAAAAGAAACACTAATTGCATGAGGTGGTTGTCCATTGATATAAGGACTGAATTGACGCGTTACCGGAGAACCATTTGAAAGCGTAACTGAATAACCTACGTTTGCTCTCCCATAATTCTGTAAGGTTACTCTACGATCACCAGTAAGGTTGTCAACCCCTAAAAAGCTATAATCTACTGTATTTGACATAATAAATCTCTCCTTTTTCTCTTCGTCAACTTAGTTGTAAATACGTAATTTTAACTTGTATTAAAATGCCCCAAAAAAGAAAAGGTTCTAACAAAAAGTTAGAACCTTCGAGGTTTTTGTATTAAACCAGACGAGTATACGTAGGTGTTACGTTCTTATCTGTTGGGTCTACAATAACAACTCCGCCACCTTTAGGCCAGTTATTTAATGCAGTGTTTTCATAGATACAAATTGCTGGGTTAGCAAATAATGCAGTACCAATTTTCTTGTAGAAGTGAATTTCTTTAGACCAGTCGTCGTTTTCAACTTCTTTAGTATAAGTTTCACCCTCAAAAGCAATTTTAACAGGTTTGTTTTTGCTTGCTGGTAAAATCCAAGCCATACCTAAAGGTAATGTTACAGCTGAAGCTTCGTTTGATTCATTATAGAATGAATGAGGAAGTACAACAACGTTAACACCTTTGTATGTGCCAAGATAACCTTTACGAGAGTATTCTTCTTTTTGTCCAGCAGTCATTAAATGACCTTCTGGTAAGATTTCTGATGCAAATACGAATGAAGTAAAGATTGTTGGTGTATCATATGCAGCTGAGATACCTAATAAGTTAGCAAAGCCACGTGGGTCCCAACCAGCTACTGTACGAATATTGTTTGCAGGAATCAATGTATCAGATTTCAATGCAACCATATGACGTAAGATTTGTTTGTAAATTACTTCTTCATAGCCTTCTGTGATGATTTGAATTAATTCAGGGAAGTCAACACGACCTTCTAAGAATTCTTCAAATGAAATCATTACAGCAGCACCGTAAGCAGTAGTTGGCATATCGAATACTTCACGGTCTAATTTGAATACTTCGTATAAACCACCAGGGCTTACTTGAGTAACGAAATTACGTCCACGAGTACGTCCTTTAGGACGGTTGAAAGTAATTTTATCTCCATTCGCTACTGTTTGAATTTCAGCAAAACGATTTAAGCTATCGAACATACGTTTTGGTAATAAATCGTCAACTGTTTCCTCCAAAAGCTGGAAGATTAATTCTTTATTTTTGTTATAAGAACGGCGGTCGCCGGCTAATAATTGAAATTGAGCACGTAGCGCTTCGTTCAATCCTTCTTGAGTAAACTCAGTATCATTAAACTGAATTTTAGGTTGATCATTTGTCGCTACGGTAAACATTAAAGTTTTTAAATGTTTGTCAGTAAGTCTTTCCATTCTAGTTTTCCTCCTTCTTAGGCATCAGCCTTGATTACAACAACCTTAACGGCTGCTTGTCCATCAGCTAATGTAGTTTTGTCAGTAACTTTAACTTGGATAAGGTCTACTGTTCCCGAAGCGTCTAAAAGACCATTAGTATTAACTTTTAGAACGTCTCCAACACTTGGATCACCTTCTAAGTTATTTGTTGTGAATACATCACCTACTGTTAATCCAATCAAACGTGGAATCACAGTTCCATGTGCTGCTTCTTTCTTATCATAATAAGGACTTTGTGTTGCTTGGTGAATTGATGGAGCTTTAGTAAATAAAGCAAAGTCTTTATTTGATGTAAATTGGCTATATAATTTAACATCTGAATAAACAAGACCAATATAAGAACTATCTGGTTTTGGTAAATCTAATTCACCTTTTTTAAGATTTCCGTCTAAACCAACACCTGGGTTCCATGCTAAAAAGATACCATTTTCAACGTATCCGCCCAAAGTTGTCACTGTACCAGGTTTAACGGCAACATCGGCTAAAACACGACCCTGTTTAATACCGGCAATACGGTTTGGTTCAACTTGGCCATAACCTAATTTTGTAAATTTTGCCATTTTTGTTTTCCTCCCTTAATGGTTTTACAATTCTGTTCGCTCATTTTGTAGTAAAAACAAGCGAACAATAATTGCAATTTTTTGATATACGATAAATTATTTTTGAAGTTTAGATGAAGCATCTAAGAATTGAGTCAAAGCATCAATAGCTGATACTCGATTATTTTCTACGAAGCTTACCTCTTCTTCTACTGATGAAAAGACAATCGCATCACCAGATGATTTTTGACCACTTCGTTTATTTTTAGTTTCACGATACTGAGCGATAATCGCTTTGTTCTCTACTTCTTCAATAGAAAGCTCATTAAATTGTAATCGTAAAGCATCTTTAGCTTCTTCAGAAAGGTCTGCAAAATCATTCAAGATTTCTTCTTTCTTAGCTTTTTCAACATTAAGTTTAAACTCAAGCAACTCTTGGTTTTCTTTCTTTAAGCTCTGCGAAGTTTAATTCATCAAAAGAGAAAACAACAGATTTTTTCTTCTTGTCTTTGTCCTCTTTAGCAGGAGCTTCTTCAGTTGTTTTAGTTTCTTCTGTTTTAACTTCTTCCTCTGTTGATTTAGCTTCCTCTTCAACTGGTTGTTCTGGTTTTTCTTCAGTTGCTTGCTCTTCTTTTGGTTCAGTTGCTTCTTCTGGTTTTTCTTCAACTGGAGCATCTTCAGCTACTTCTCCTTTAGGTAATTCTACACCTGTTTGTTCTCCATTACCAGTTTCTTCTAAAGTAGTATCGCCAGCAGGTTCAGCCACTTCTTGTCCTGGTAATTCATTTTGAATAGAAGCACCCAAAATCTCAGTTAAACGAGTTTTGATTTCTTCGGTATTTTTTATTCTGTCAGTAAGTGCTTCAAGTATTTCAGCATCGCCGAGCTCAGATAATAGAGCGCTAGTACGTTTACTTGCAGCGGTTTGGCGCTTGCTTCGAATTTCATCAACGGTTTCTTCTTCACTGCCTCCCTGAATAAGTTCTCCGTCTTTTGGAGCTCCTTCAGTGTCTGATGGTGTTCCAGTTGCTTCTGTTGCTGTTGCAGCTGCTGCTTCTGGTTTCTTATCGTCTGCTTCAGGTTCTCCATTGTCAGAGGGAGCTTCTTCCTCGACTACTTCTTCTTCTGCAGGGGCTTCTTTTTCATCTTCAACAGCAGGTTCTTCATCCTTAACCATTGGAGCATCTTTTTCTTGTTTATCAGGCTCAACAACAGCTTCTTCTTTAGTTTCAACTGTTTTTTCTTCCTCTGGTTTCACTACTTGTTCTTCTTTCTTTTTAATAGCCACTTGTTTTTCCTCCTCTTTAACATCTTCTTCTCCATCTTTAGGTTGTAATAGAGAGTTAGATTTTTTAGATTTATAACTAAGGTTATCAACGCTAACAATAGCTTTTCGACCATCAGGCATTCCTTGAAGTGCTTCCTGAGCAACCTTAGTAGCAGGGATAATATCGGCTTCCCTCTTCATTTCTGTTTCGGCGTCTACTAATACAGTAATAGCATCGTCGATTTTAGAAATGTTTTCTGGGTCTTCTGTTTCTTCTGCTACATCGTCAAGAGTGTCAATTGCAATAGAAATCTTTTTGCGATTCTCTGCATCTCTTTCTTCGCCATCAACGTCTACAACTAAGTCAGCATCTTCAAAGTTATTGTTTAATGCAAATTTTAATTCAGCCATAAAATCACTAACTCCTTCGTTTATTTTTGCAATACCCTCATCATTATGTTGGAATTGCATAGCTGACGCAATATATGCTCCTGGGAAAGCAGGTTTAACATCGTCCCCAAGAATACACAATGCTTGGAAGGTTGTGTCTATGATTTCAACTCTTCCATCCCCAATAGGCCGCATGATAGTATTTTCTTCACTTAGCTCCATTGATTGAGGTCTTCCCTCTAAAGCTTGTGCAACTTCTTTGTATAGGGTGGTCCAAAGATACCCAAAAGTGACCAAGTAGTCATCCTCGTCCCAGAAAATTGTTGGGTTCTCTGGTATTACGCCCACTGATTTTGTTTCCCCAATCGTCACGAACTCGCCAAACTTGTCATAGACAGCTTGTTGTCCATGCTCACCGAAATCTTCTTTATAATGATTATAATATGCTAAAATAGGTGTTAATCCTAATGAACGCTTTGCCGCAGACTCAAGAACCTCTTTTGTGAATAAGAATTGATTCCCTTGTCCTGGTTTTGCAATTCTAATTTTTACTTTAGAAATCATTGGATTCCCTTCTACTGGGAGAGCCTCCAAGAACTGAATCTCAGTAGAAAATGCTAAAGTTGTTTTTTCTAAACTCATTTATTCGTATCCTCCTTAATGACCTTGATTTGCTATTGTCTTATCGCTTTTTTCTGATTCTGGTAATGGAGGTCTTCCACCACTGCTTGAGCCACTACCTGATGATGCCGTGTGAGATGATTGCAAAGGCTTCATGTGAGACTTGATATCCAGAATATTGTTTTCAAAGACTATCGAAGACATTAAATCTAATTGGGATTGCCCCATAGCAACAGCAGGAAGAAACGCTGAATAGCCCAGTGTGGCAAAGTCTTTAGCTTGTGTTGCAAATTTTTCCTTGTTATGGTCTGTCACTTTTAAGATTTGTAATCTTGTATAGAATAAATCATCTTCTTCTGATTCACTTCTAAAGTTATAATCTAATTGGAAGTTTAACCAGTCTTCAAATTTTTCTACCAAAGTAAAGATTAGCGCCATATCAACATTTTGTGATTTTTCAAGAGCCATATTACCCTCAGTAGAGAATAATTGTTGTGATACTCCCATTTCAGAATAAACATCTTTAGTCCAATTTGTAAAATCAATAGGCGCTGATGAGGCTTCGTTCAAGTTCACGTTTGATACTTCCGCAAAGGTCGTAAGCAAATCAGTTTGTCTTGTATTTTCAAAGATTTGTTTCGCACTATTGTGGAATGCTTCCATTTCGATAATATCGAATACTGGTTCATCATCATCATTTAATGGGAAATGTTGTACAACTAAGTTATACAATTCATTTTCTGCTTTACGTTTCTCAATACCCTTAAGTTCTAATACATCTAGGATAGCAAAGAATGAATTCGCTAAGATAGGCTGCAAAGAAGGATTGAAATAAAACGCTGCGGCATGATTGGGATCTAGTGTAATCCAATTACCATCATCAAACATCGTAGAATTTAATCTTCGTTCTGAGGTATTTTTACCCTCATATCGGTCTTGCTTCAATTTATTAAATTCTGAAACGATTTCAGGAGGGAAAGAGTTTAACATTCTTATCTTCTCCTGTTGATTTGGAAACTTGTCAAAATAACGTAAGTTAAATTCAACAGTTGGAAAACCATTCGAGAAGCCCCTAGTTCTACACCAGTTAACTGGCAATTTTTGGATAACAGCCTTGCTGCCCCTTCTTCTAAAGTAAACAAAACTAACTCCGTCCACAATTACATCAAGGGCAATATTTTTTAAGGATGTTTTAAGTTTCATATCTTCTAAAAATCGTAATTGATTAATAATAGCTCTCGTTATTGTTTTTTCGTCAACTTCCATACCTAGTACTCTTGGCATTAATAAATAGCTATATGTTGGCATATAGGCTAAGTATCTAGCTGCAGATGCATAAACACCAGATGTTTTAAAAAAGTGCTGTGATACAGCTCTAATGCCTTCGATATCATTTGTTCTAAAGGCGTTGTCTAAAGCAATACGAACATCTTCTGTTGAAACGAAGGTATTCGATAAGCCTTTGCTTCCCGACATACCCCAACCAAAGTTTGTAGTTTGACGAGGACTAGAATAGGCAAATTCTAATTTATCTATCTTGTTCTTTGTTAGCTCAGGGTTTTTTCTCTGTGGCCGTCTTCTTCTAACCGACATTTATAAACTCCTCCTTATCTCCTCGTTTTTATCTCTTCAAAAATAAACATAAAACGGCCATTCTTTTAAAAGAAAGACCGTTTTTATATATAAGTGTTTAAATTCCTGCTTTTTCCATAATATAATCCAGATTTACTTGTTCTAGCTCCCAATAAGGAATTTCAATCAAAATTATATTATGTCTTTGACAATATAATCGTTTTTGATTATCATTATATTTCTGTCTGGCGAACTTCTTTGGCCCACCGAAAGCTGCTACTGGTTCATAGTGTTGTTCACCATTTACTTCGATAGCAAAATCAATATTATGGTCTTCATCGAAAACCATAAAGTCAAATGCTAGAGGTCTCCCGGAGCTAGCGACTAAATCGGGGAAGGTATATTCTTCTTCCCAGACAAAATCATTATCTCTTAAAATATCTCTAATTTTTAGATGACCTCTTGATACTCCTCTAAATGCTGGCATATAACTCCTCCTTAGTTAATAAATACAAAGTTTGCTAAACCTCCACGTTTACGCTTACGATCTTCATCTTCGAGCAACTTGATTGCATATATTCCATACATCAAAGATGATACTTTATCTTTCCCGATACCTTTATTAATAGGCTCTAATTTGAACTGTGTGCCATTGTTTTGCGATTTGGTAAGATTCATCAACTCTGCCTTTAGAATTGATGTCGTGACGAATGGACGCAGTTTAAGATTACGTTCTTCAATGCTTAGTTTCTTATTAACAGCTCTTGAGAAAATAGTAGCCTTGGCTTCACGTTCTTCCAATAGGAAGTGCAATTTACCTGACCCCATTTGTGTTAATAAAGTGGTGTAGCCTTCAAAGTTTAGCTCTGCATTAGCTTTAATCAACCAAAGTGTATCTTTGATAACGTTAGGCCCAGCATCAATATTTTTGTATTGTTTTTTCTCGTCATTGTGTACCCCAAAAGCAGGGAAGGATTCGCCCGTTTTAGGATCTTCGGATGGCATTACTAGATAATCGACTAGCCCTACCCCCAAACCGTTCGCATCGATCACGATATAGCGAGGAAGATAGTTCATATATTGTCGTTTAATCTCATTAGCTTGCTCTCCAAAATGCTCTGACTCAAATGTAATTATATTTACAAGTGATTTAATGCCGACACCTTTTTTCTGTGGGTTGACTTTAATAACGCTGATAACAGTCTGCCATCCGTTTCGCATTTATGTTCCACCTTATTCGCTACTTAAGGTGCGTTTACCAGTTATAGTTTTTTGTTATGTCA